GGAAGTCTTGCATGTTTAGTACACGCAGTGTTTCCTTTTCTTTTTACAGAGACCGCAAGTAAAATAGTTTCTAAATTATATATTAGTTATTAAGGAATAAAGAATGGGCATAAAACAAGCACTTAAATCGCGCACAGTTCAATACGGTGTAGCTCTTGCTGTTCTTTCAGTTCTCCAAGGCTTTGTAGGTTTTCTTCCTGCTAATCCAGCTGTTCAAGCTATGGTAGGTTGTGCAATTGCTAGTGGAATTGTTGTACTACGCTTCATGACTACTCAACCAGTGAGTCAAAAATGACAGCAAAGAAAAAAACAAAGTCAAAAGTAAACGAGGCGGGTAACTACACAAAGCCTACCATGCGTAAACGACTCTTCAATAAGATAAAGGCAGGTTCAAAGGGCGGAAAAGCTGGCCAATGGTCAGCAAGAAAAGCTCAAATGCTTGCTAAACGCTATAAGGATGCCGGCGGCGGATATAGAGACTGATGGCGCTAAAGAAGTCACAAAAAAGCCTTAAGAAGTGGACTAAGGAAGAATGGGGAACCAAGTCTGGAAAGCCTTCAACTCAAGGCAAGAAGGCTACAGGTGAACGGTATCTTCCAAAGAAAGCTAGGAAGGCTTTGACTGACAAAGAGTATGCGGCAACTTCTAAAAAGAAGAGATCGGATACAAAGAAAGGTAAGCAGCATTCAAAGCAGCCAAAGAAAATAGCCAAGAAGACTGCGAGGCATAGATAATGGCCGCTAGAAAACCAGCAAAAGGAAAGGCGAAAGTTAAAGTAACCTCTACTGGTAAGAAGGTTAGCTACGGTCAGGCAGGTAAAGCAAAAGGTGGCGGCCCTAGAGTTAAGCCGGGTACTTCTAAAGGTGATAGCTACTGTGCAAGAAGCTTGGGCATCAAGAAACGTTTACCTAAAAAGAAGCAAGATGACCCCAACACGCCTAATAATTTGTCTCGCAAGCGTTGGAAATGTTCAGGCGCAAAGTCGCGTAAGTAAAATTTTGGAGTTAACCAATGGGTATAAAATTTTCAGATGTTTCCCCGTTAGGGTCTTTAATTGGCGAAGGCAGTGTCGGGGGCATTATTCCGTATCTGCTACATAAAAGGCAGAATAAGAAACAAGATGGAAGAGAAAAACTTGCAGAAGATGCCAAGTTAGCTGAAGAAGCAAAGCTAAAAAAAGCTATAGACGGAGCTTCAAAAGCGGTGATGAGATCTGGAGGCAGAACCAGATCAAGACCTATTGACGGTAAAGCTATCAAAGGAAAGACTAGAGGCCGATTTGTATAATGGCTACTAGCGCATCATTTTCATTCAACCTAGATCTTGGTGAGGCTATCGAAGAGGCTTTTGAAAGAGCTGGTCTGGAGCTTAGAAGCGGTTATGACTACAAGACTGCGAGAAGAAGCATTGATCTGCTTATGCTTGAATGGCAGAACCGAGGGTTAAATCTTTGGACAGTAAACTTTGGCACCCAAGCTTTAACTCAAGGAACTAATTCCTATACGCTGAATGGAAAAATATTTGATATTGTAGAGGCTTTTCTTAGAACAGATTCAGGGGACACTCAGAGTCAGTTTGATCAAAGCATGTCTAGAATATCAATAAGCCAATACTCTCATTTGTCTAATAAGCTTACTCAGGCAAAGCCTTTGGAGTATTACATTCAAAGAACACCTGAAGGAATTACAGTAAATCTCTGGCCAACTCCTGATGGGCAAGAGACGTATACGTTTGGTTATTATTATATGGAGCGTATTGAGGATGCAGGAAAGCCCGCAAGTAATAACATGGACATCCCTGCTAGATACCTCCCTTGTTTTGTTGCAGGTTTAGCTTATAACTTGTCAATTAAATATCCAGAAGCGGCAGATAGGGCGGGACTGCTTAAAGGAGAATATCAAGAGCAGTGGGACTTAGCCTCCGATGCGGCTAGAGAAAAAGCTTCTTTGTTCATCTCCCCCGGAGGATATAAATTTTGAGTTACGCTAGCGGAAAATATGCGTTTGGATTTTGCGATAGGACTGGGTTTAGATATCCCAAGAAAGACTTGGTTCAACAGATTGTTAATCAGAGACCCACAGGGTTGCTTGTTGGCAAAGACGTTGTAGATCAAGATCAACCTCAGCTTCAGCTGGGAAAAGTTCGTGTAGATGATCCGCAGGCCTTAAGAAATCCTAGGCCAGATCAATCCCTAGAAGAGAGTCGCCAAGTTTTTTCATTTAACCCCGTTTGGGGCGGCGTAACAGCTTTAGGAAGCAGAACTGTTGGCTTAGATATTACAGGTGAAATAGGCAACGTAACGGTGGTGACCTAATGGCTTGGACGTTTACAACACTTAAGCAGGCTATTCAAGACTATACTCAAAATAGCGAGACAACGTTCGTTAATAATTTGTCTGTAATTATTACGCAGGCAGAGGATAGGATTTTAAAATCTGTTCAGCTTCCTGACTTTAGGAAAAACTCCGTAGGTATAACTACAGGGGCAAACCAGTATGTAGCTCTTCCTGATGACTTTTTGGCTCCGTACTCTCTTGCGCTTGATAACAACGGTTACGAGTTTTTGTTATTTAAGGACGTAAATTTTATCAGGGAAGCTTATCCGGATTCTTCTTCTCAAGGAGTGCCGAAGTATTACGGCTTGTTTTCTGACGCTAGCTTTATTGTTGGGCCAACCCCTCAGAGTAATTATGTTATAGAGCTTCATTACTTTTATAAGCCAGACTCCATAACCACAACTGCAGACGGCACTAGCTGGCTTGGAACAAACGCAGAAAGCAGTTTGCTTTACGGCTGTCTTGTCGAGGCTTATACGTTTATGAAAGGAAATCCTGAGCTTATGCAGGTATACAATACTAGATACATGGAAGCCTTGGAGAATCTTAAATCTCTTGGAGAAGGTTATAGCACAACAGACAGCTACAGATCCGGCGCTGTAAGGGCGGCTAGATAATGTTTGAAATGTCAGTAGGCAACGTTGGCTCTGTTAATGTTATAACAACCAGCAATGGAGGTCTTTCTGTAGAGCACTGGGCTGATAGGGCAACAAGCACTATAATATCGGTAGGCGATAAAAGTCATCCGCTTATTTCTGAACAAGCTGAAGTCTTCAAGGGCCAAATAAAAGAAGTAATTTCTTTTTATATGAAAGAGGCAATCAACAGCAACAAAACAACAATGATTGCTGAACTAGAATCTAAAGGCTATTCAGAAATAGCAGACATAATAAGGAGTTTATAATGGCCATTTCTCAGGCAATGTGTACGTCATTTAAAAAAGAGCTGTTAGAAGCAAAACACAATTTTACTGCAGCAAGCAATGTGTTCAAGCTGGCCTTGTATACAAGCTCCGCATCTTTGGGCGCAGCAACAACTGCTTACACAACTACAGCAGAAGTAAGTGGAACAAATTACACTGCAAAAGGCTCTAGTTTAACAAGAGTTAATCCGACTACTTCAGGAACTACTGCATTTACAGATTTTGCTGATTTAACTTTTGGTACAGCAACTGTAACTGCAAGAGGTTGTATGATTTTCAATGACACAGCTACTGGTGATCCAGCAGTTGCAGTTTTTGATTTTGGTGGAGATAAGACAAGTACAGCAGGTAGATTTACGATTACATTCCCAACCGCAGACGCAAGTAACGCTGTTATTAGAATAGCGTAAGTTAGCCAATGGCTAATATTACGGGCTGGGGTCGAGGGACTTGGGGTCAACTCACTTGGGGTGAGCCAATCCCTGTTGAACTAACTGGTTTAGCAGGCACAGGTGCAATAAGTTCGCTTACGATTACTTGTGATGCCAATGTTGCAGAAACAGGGGTTGCAGCTACTGGTGCAATAAGTTCGCTTACGATTACTGGTGTTGCTAATCTTTCGGTTACAGGACTAGCAGGAACTACTGCTTTAGGTACTGAAACAGTTAGTGGTGATGCTAATGTTGTAGAAACAGGTCTTGCAGGAACAGGTGCAGTTGGCACTATAGTTGCTGCTGGTTTTGCAATACAA